ATGAGACACTTGAAGTAGGATTCCAATTCATCAAACTATTGCGTGACGGTGCTGTAAGAATAAGAAAGGTAGTAAAAATCAACAGAAGAACCAGAACACAGAAAGTATTTGATAGAACTCAAACAAGTAAAACATCAGAAAAAGGCACAAGTAAGACTAATGATAAGGATAAAGACGTTAAAATTTATAAACGAGATGGTAGTGTAAAAGGTGAAGACAGATGAGCATTAATATGACAGGAAGATCAACTTCCTTTGTAGTAAAGGCAGGAAGTAGAGCAACATTACAATTAACTATCAAGGATTCTGACGGCACAGTAAAGGATTTATCCAATGATACTACCTATGCCACAGGTAAATGGAAGGTATGGAAGCCTGACGGTACTCTAATTATTGACGGAAGTATTACATTTTCTGACAGAGCTAACGGTATTGTCACATATACTCTTGGAGCATCTGATGCCACAGCAGCAAATGCAGGTGTATGGGAAGGGGAAGTAGAGATAAAAGATACGAGTAGCGTAATCTCAGAACAAACGGAAACTTTTAATTTTACCATTGAGGAGAGTTACTAATGGCAGATTTAAAATTTGTAGCATCTGGAGTTTGTGCAGAATGTGGACACGGACAACAATACCATGAAGGTAACAATGTCTGTGACGTAGAAGGTTGCGATTGTACAAACATTGGAAGTTATTAGAAACATATATATGTAATATACTTATAAGTAATTCATGCTTACATTAGATAACATTAAAGAAAAAATCTACTTTGAGTTTAGACGAGCACAAGTAGAAGCAATGAAAACCGAAAGGTTAGGAATCATACATGTATCAGATATTATCAAACCATGTATGCGTAATGTGATATACAAAAAAATATCACCAGATACAGGAATGACAACTGAAGATTTTAAATCATTATACTTTGGTCAAGTAGTACATTCAAATTCAATGATTGCAGAACCAGAACATCATGAGAAATTCTTGGCATATAATTATGTCAAAGATGAACCATTGACAAGAGAAGAAGCATTAAAGATACCACCAGAAGATCCAGAGCACTTGGATATTATCTATGGCAGTATTGACGATCTTGTAAAAATGGGTGACAAGTGGGTTATCTGTGACAAAAAGACTACAGGTTCTATTGACTATTTTAGTAGGGCTACAGCAAAACCAAGTCAAAGCCACATTGATCAGATCAACAGATATAGAGTATTATTAAAGAAATGCTATGACATTGATGCAGAGTTTGGTTGTGTCATTTACATATCAAATAAGATAGAGAAAGACAAAAGGGATATACCTGTACCACTTGCTTTCAAACTAAAACCAATAGAAGAAACTCTAAAGGACATGATAGAGAAGGCTAGAACTATAAAGGAATCTATGACTGACTGCACATTACCAGAAAGAACCAGATGTTATCTGTGTGATGGTATGTGTCCATACGCTTCAATGTGCTTTGAAGACAACAGAAAGAAATGGAATGAAAAATGATCTATCCTAGTTGTAAACAGGGAAATCATTTCAAATGTCCAATACAATACGGTAACATGCCAAAATGTGTATGCACATGTCATAAGATTATAGGTGCAGGATAATGATAGTATATGAACCAAGAAACACAGTAAAGGTAATAACACCAAAAGGTGTGGGTAGAATATGGTTAGTCACAGAATACGGACTAGAGACTCAGAAACTTTTTACATGTATTTTAGATGACAGTGGGCATATATGGGAGTTTACAAATTCACAGATTACAGTTGAATCTAATCCTACAGTAGAAGGGTTTAAAGATTGAAGATATATTTTAACGGAAATAACAAGGCACACATGGAAGCCTTACAGGAATGTAAGGTAAAGAATGTGGTACTGTCATTCAAATATTCCTATGCAAACATTACAAAATTTAGAGACAAGTTTGACAAGATTTTTGTAGTATCTGGAACAAAGACAGAACCAGATAGATATTATGAATTGTTAAAAAAACATAGGGAATTATATGATTATGCTATTCAGTATGATGTATTCTATGATATGAATAAGACTTTAGAATATTATAGGAAAGAGAGGGAGATGGGTATTGACTGGACACTTCCTGTATTACAGGGTAATTATCTTAATCATCTATCTCAACTTAGACTAGAACCAGATACCTATGTATGTCTAGGAGAAATTCATGGTAGAGAAGAAACAGAAGATCAGATCAGAAAACTTCCTGCAAATCTAAAATATCATGGATTAGCAAAAGGAAGATATATCACACAAACAAAGATGTTTGAATCACTAGATACATCAGGTTGGATTTCTGCTGCTATGTCAAAAAAGTGTGAAGTATGGAACAAAAACTCTACTAACTTTATGTTCTTTGGAGAGAAAGGAAAATCAATGATACCAATGTTAAACCATGCATGTGAGATTCACAAAGAATATTTAGAGTTAATTAATTTAAATAAACAGGATATAATTGATGGAGATTATTACGCATTAATGAAAGCACCATTCGCTTTACTATATATGCCTATGTGTAAACAACTGAATATATTAGAACAAAACTTTAATATTTAAATACTATTGTTTTGTTTACTGTTATATATGTCAGGAGATATATTTAAAATAAAGCCATTAGATGACAACGCATCAAAGGTTGTAGTAGATGGACACAAGACTGTATCACCATTTAACTCTGCCAAACATTTAAAGACAGCAAACATTCCTGCTCTATGTGACCAATGTGTATATCGTAGCATAGATGAGGGTGGTAATGGCAAGTGTCCTAAATATGAAAAGGGAGCAATGTGTGCAATTAGAAAAGACTTTGTAGAATTAATTAATCAATTAGATACTAGAAATCCAGAGCATGTAAAAACCATGTTAGATATGTTAGCCAAGTTATCATTTGAAAATGTATTGATGGCATTAACTGAATCCAAATTTGATGGTAATATTCCAGATAGAAATACCAAATCAGAAGTTAACACCTTGTTAAAAATTATACAGACTATAGGAGAAATATCAAACAAGATTGTCATAAGTGAAGAACAGAAATTCAACAAGCAGGGTGACATTGAATCAATCTTCCGACAGATAAAAGCACAGAAATCTGGTGATTAGATGCCAAAACCTACAAAAGAATTAGTAGAAGAAAGACAGCAGTTCATGCAAAGTATATTGGATTGTGTAAATAAACCAAGTGTATTCAGTGAGGTATTTCTAGGTCACAAGTTATTTGATTATAACAAGAAATATGTAGATTGTATGGATAGATTCATAGTATATCGTTCAGGAAGACAGGTAGGTAAAACAATGTCAACAGCAGCAAAAACAGTACACTTTGCTTTCTTTGCTCCATTATTATCAGAGACAGTAAAGAATGAATGTATCATAGTTATCGCTGCACCTACACAAAATCAGGCAAGTATTATGTTTGATAGAATCAGAACACTTGTAGTAAAGAATGAGTTTCTAAGTGGGTATGTTGTAAGAAATACACAGACAGAATTGTGGTTAAACTTTTTGGATAATACAGGTATTAGTAAAATCATTACAAGGGCAACTGGTGAAACTGGTACAGGACTTAGAGGTTATTCACCACATGTAATCATTGCTGACGAATGTTCATTTATCAAGACAGATATTCTTAGGGCTTTCTTACCTTCTGGTATGGCAACACAAGCAAAAGTTTGGTTGACATCTACACCATTTAGTAAGGCAGGTTATTTCTATGAAGCATGTCAGAACTCCAAGCCAAGAAATCCAGATGGAATGTGGACAGAGTTTCATGTAAAGTCAATTCAAAACCCACTGATTCAAAAAGATCCTACATTCATAGAAGAAATTAAGAGACTTACTAGAGAAGAATATACACAAGAGGTAGAAGGTGAGTTCCTAGATATTGGTGATGCATTAATTCCAAACAGTTTGATCACAGAATCCATTACAGATGGACAACCAAGAGGAAATGTAAGATACTATATGGGAGTTGATATTGCAAGAACTGGTAGAGACGAAACAGTATTCACAGTAGTTAAAGTAGATGACGATGATGTGGTTTATGTAGAACATGTAGAAGCAGAGAGTCAATCTAATGTTGTAGAAGTGGCAGGTAAAATACAGGACATGGTTAGGGATTATAGAATAGAGACAGTATATGTAGATGAGACAGGATTGGGTGGTGGACTTGTAGAT